GAAAACCAGTTGGCATTTATGGTTCAATGCGTGATGAAATCCCTGGCGGTGGGCATACGGCTAAAACAATGGAACAGGCCCGTGAAGCAATGGGTATTGATTGGATGATTTGGGGCGAATTGGTTGAGGCAATTCCACCTGCATATACATTTGAAATTGGGAAACAATTATTGGGGGCAATTAAATGAGACTAATTAACGCAGATTGTATTGAAGCAATGAAGGCGATGCCTGATAACTCGGTGGATTCAATAGTCACTGACCCGCCGTATGAGCTAGGGTTTATGGGCAAAAGTTGGGATGCCAGTGGCATTGCATTTAATGTTGAAGTGTGGCGTGAGGCGTTGCGAGTGATTAAGCCTGGTGGCCACCTCATTGCTTTTTCAGGCAGTCGCACTTATCACCGTATGGCCGTTGCCATTGAGGATGCAGGGTTTCAAATCCGCGATCAAATTATGTGGGTGTATGGGTCAGGCTTTCCCAAGTCGCACAATATCAGCAAGGGAATTGATAAGAATAACGGCGAAACTGGCCGTTTGTTAAAATTCACCAATTGGATGCGAACAACAGGATTGAAAGCAAAACAATTAGATGAAGCTACTGGAACAAATATGGGTGGGCATTACTTAACAACCGCATCACAACCTGCAATTCCAACTGTTGAGTTATGGCAAAAGATTCGCCCACTTGTTGCCGATGTTCCTGAATGGGTTGATGAACTTGTTGATCGCATTGAGGCAGAACGCAAGGTTGTTGGCAAATACGAAACAGATATGGGTGGACTTGGCGGTGAAAGATTAGGTGAAGCTGGTGGAAACATCACCGCCCCTGCCACTGCCGCCGCGCAGCAATGGAACGGCTGGGGAACTGCACTCAAACCTGCCCACGAACCAATGGTGCTTGCTCGCAAGCCGCTTGAAGGCACTGTTGCAAACAATGTGCTGACTTATGGCGTTGGCGGGTTGAACATTGATGCAACAAGGGTTGAATTTCAATCTGAAGCTGATCAAGCAAGCGCAACACCTCAGGGCAAAGTCACTGTAAATAATGTTGGCAATATGCCTGATGTTGAAGATGGTGGGCGGAAAGAATTAGCACGACCTGACAATTCAGGTGGCCGCTTCCCAGCCAACTTCATTCACGATGGGCTTGAAACAGAATGGGCAAAATTCTTTTACTGCGCAAAGGCAAGCAAGCGTGACAGGAACGAAGGGCTTGATGGGTTTGAAAAGAAAATAACAAATGACAACACACCGCCAGGAACAAAGGGAAGCAACTCACCTAGAGCTGGTGCAGGTCGTGGCGGTGCAACCGCAAACCATCACCCAACGGTAAAGCCAACATCATTGATGCAATACCTAGTTCGCCTGGTGACACCGCCAAACGGAACAGTGCTTGACCCGTTTATGGGGTCAGGTTCAACTGGCAAGGCGTGTGCCTATGAAGGTTTTGATTTCATTGGAATAGATCAATCGGCAGAGTATGTGGCAATTGCACAAGCCCGCATTGATTATGCAACAGCAGATAAAACTACAGAGTTGCCACTATGAAAACAAACGATGAGATAATCGGACATTTGGCAAAAGAATTGTGGGCATCATTTGAGTATGGGCTTCCAATTTCACCTAGCGCAATGGCTAACTACATTGTGAAACAAATAGACATTGCAGGTTATGAGATTGTGAAGGTTACTAATGACTAACGAAATCCTAACAACCGCACTTCGCTTTGCCACACAAGGCATCGTTGTTGTACCAGTAGCACCTGACGGCTCCAAGCGCCCAGGGTTATCTTCTTGGAAAGAGTTTCAAGATCGCCAACCGACCCAAGATGAGCTACTGACTTGGTTTAATAATGAGCAGGTTCAAGGCTTGGGCGTTGTTACTGGTCCTATTTCAGGCAATCTTTTGATGATTGAGTTTGAAGGCCGAGCAATTGAACAAAAACTGCACCTTAAAGCAAAAGAGGCAATGAAGTCTGCCAAACTTGAATATCTTTGGAATACATTAACAAATGGCTATTCTGAAATGACACCCAGCGGTGGAATTCACTTCCTTGTTAAGGTAGATGGCTCTGCAATTGACGGAAACACCAAACTGGCATCAAAGCCTGGTGAAGATGGCGGTTGCCTGATTGAAACACGCGCTGCGGGTGGTTTTAGCATCTGCGCACCGTCAGGTGGCACCGCCCACCCGTCAGGTAAATCGTGGTCAATGATTGCAGGTTCCATTGAGACAATCCCAACCATTTCAACTGACGAGATGAATGAATTGTTTACAATCTTGGCAACCTTTGATGAGATGCCAAAGCCTGAAATTACTAAGCAAGAGTTAACTAAGCGTGAGTTTAACCCAGCCTTACCTGGTGATGATTACAACCAACGCACCACTTGGGAAGAAATCCTAGAACCTTTGGGATGGAAAAAGGTATTTACACAAGCTGAAAAGACTTTGTGGCGCAGACCAAATAAAAATGAAGGAATCAGCGCAAGTACGAACCACGGTGGCTATGACACTTTCTATGTATTTTCAACCTCAACGACATTTGAGGCCAACAAGTCATACTCAAAGTTTGCAGTCTATGCTCACCTTCATCATCACGATGACTTCAAGCAAGCCGCACAAGCATTGAGATTCTTAGGATATGGCAATGGCGCTAACACCAGCGAATTGGCTGAATACACCTATTCACCTGTAACTGGCGAAATTATTGAATCAGGCGTTGCCAGCGGCGTAGGCGATAACATTGACATTGACTACCTAACACAACAAGAGATCAAACTAGCCCGCGCCAAGCGCACCGCCAAGCGCCTTTTAGATCAAGAAGAAGCGGCCAGCAATTACCACCAGCCAACCTATGTAAAGACACTCACAGACGAGCTAAAACTGCCCATAGAAGAAGTTAAATGGACAATCAAGGATGTGTTCCCAACAGGTGCCAATGTGACCCTTACCGCCCAATACAAGGCTGGAAAGACTACCTTAATCAACTCGCTGGCACGCTCACTAGCAGATGGCACGCAATTCCTTAATTATTTTGCCCAACCTGAACATAAAGGTCGCGTTGTTATCTTTAACTATGAAGTTTCAGAGAACCAGTACCGCCGATGGATGAATGATGTGGCTATTGAGAACAGTGACAAAATCACCCTTGTTCACCTGAGAGGCAAGCGATTGCCACTTATTGTGAGGCGTGTTGAGGATTTAGTTGTTTCCATCTTGAAAGACTTAGATGCCCAAACTTGGATTCTTGACCCATTTGCCCGCGCCTTTACTGGTTGTGGTGACGAGAACTCAAACAGTGATGTCAGCGTGTTCCTAGATACCCTTGATGTCATTAAAGAGCGTGCAGGTGTATCTAACCTTGTCTTACCAGTTCACACGGGTAGAGCGCAGGAAAACGGCATAGATCGCGCCCGTGGAGCTACACGCCTTGATGACTGGGCAGATGTGCGTTGGCTACTCAAAAAGACTAATGACGGCAGATTCTTCTCAGCCGATGGCCGTGATGTGCTGCAAGAGGAACAACAGTTAACCTTTGACGAAAACACCCGTTCATTGACTCTTGGCGGCGTTGATTCACGGATGGCCAAGAAGCGTGGCCTTGAAGATATGTGGATTGAAGCCGTCACCGCCAACCCTGGTTTGAACACCTCTCAGTTGTCTGACATCTTAGGCAAGCGTTATGACGATAAAGGATTGAAGGCTGGCCGTGATGCTGCGGTACGAAATCACAAGGTCAAAACACGCGAAGTTGGCCGAACTGTAGTGTGGTTTGCAGCCGATTACTTCGGCGATTGGCAACAAGACCAGGTAGCAAATTGAGCGTGAATTCTAGTACCATAAAAAATTACCTTATTAAGGTAACTTTTTACCTTATTAAGGCCACCCTATATAAGGGTGGCATAATAAGAATGATGGTACCGACTCAATGAGTGACCTAGATTTCAAACCTATCAATTGCCGAAAGTGTGGCAATCTGATTTGGGCAGGGGTCAGTGCATCCAGCCGTTGCGACATCAAACTTGATACGGCTCGACTCAACCTGCGTGATGAAGTCTTGGCATTGACTGCTGGCCTAGCCACCTACCAAGTCCACCGCACTGCCGTCTCATTTGAGGCAACCCGAAGAACGGCTGGGCGAATGAAGGTGGCAGAGCCAATTGTCCTTGCCACCCATACCTGCCGAGCATTAACCGTATTTGCCGAAGAAGCACCTGATTACTTCAATCGGGTAAAGTTATCCACAACCAGTGAGAAGGTGCCATTTTGAACTGCAACATCTGCCAACGCCCAACAGAGACAATGACCTGTCGGACTTGCCATAAGTCAATAGTCGGATGGCTGAGCAATATCCCTAACCTACAGATGCTGGCAGCAGATCACATTGCACCAGGCAGGTCAGGGTCAGGGGCGGCATCGGCTGAACGCTCCATTGGGGTCAATGTCAACGCCCTAGATTATTCAATGGCTATTGAGCTACTGGGCATCTTGCATAGTTGGGAAGCCGAGATTCGTGCCGCTAGACGATTGACACCGCCTGCGCTGCTCAAGAAGGAACCAACAACAGATGCCGAGGTTCAAGCAACTTGCGATTTCCACCTTGCTCACCTTGATTGGACAATGGGGCAGGAATGGGCTGGGGATTTCTACAATGAGGTTAAAGAGTTACATTCAAAAGGAATGGCTGCTGCTAAGCAATTTGTTGAGCAACCTAGACGGATTCCTTGCCCAACAGATGATTGCCATAAGTTCGTAGTCATTGATGCTGAAAACCTTATGGATGATGTGAGTTGTTATGGATGCAGACAATCGTGGACAGTATTGCGATTGGTAGCTTTGGCAATGTCTAACCCAACCCGTAAGTTCTTTTTAGATGTTGAGGCAATTGCATTGTGGCTTGGCATTACTCAACGCCAGGTATATAAGATTGTTAAGGCCAACAGTATTGAACGCCGTGGTAGTTTGTATGACTTGGCTGGTGTCATTGCCAGCAGATAAAACTTGACAGAAAAGTTCAGTTTGTGTTGCTACACTTTCGTTAACAGGTATTGCTATCTAATTACACCGCCCAGCCGATTGGTTGGGCTTTACTTATTTATGGATGGATATGGATACCGAAACAATCGAAGAAGTAGATGAAGCGCTATCACACGCTATCATCACACGCGCAAACACAATTGATTCCAAAAAGCACATTGTTGATAAGTTTATTGATGATCTACTTGATAGCCGATTGGAGCTAACCAAATGCTAAGCATTGCGGTAACAGTTGGTGATGTATCAACAGACATTGTGACAGATCAGCAAATGTCATTTGAAGGAATTGAAACATTATTATTAAGAGCGACTAACTCAACTCTTGATGCTTACAATCGTTATGTGGTTGTGAATGAGGATTTGGAATCTTTAACAGAGGATGATGAGTAACACGCAGGTTTGTGTCAAATGCAGAATAGATAAAGATTTAGATGCTTACCACACAGACAGACGAACAGGAAACCGCAAACGAAATGTTTGCATTGATTGCAGACAGACACAACGCAGAGTAACAAACTTATCCACATTTGATTATGCAAAGTTATTAGTTGAGCAAAACAATTCTTGTGCAATATGTGGGATTGAAGCAACAGAGTTAAAGCGTGAGTTAAGTGTTGACCATAACCACGAAACAAATAAGATACGCGGTTTGTTATGTCACCATTGCAACATTGGATTAGGTAACTTCAGAGACAGCACAACATTGTTATCAGTTGCCATTGAATACTTGGAGCGAACAGATGGTGTTGCCTAGACCTTGTGCAGGATGTGGCAAGGTAGTGCGAGCATCAAGATGTGTTGAGTGTCAGCGGATTAAAGAACGAGCAAGACCTACCCGCACCCAGCGTGGTTACGATTACAGTTGGAACAAGCTAAGCAAGCAACTAAGAGAGCAACAACCTTTCTGTTCTATTCCAGGTTGCACTAACAAAGATTTAACAGTCGATCATATTATTCCTTTAAGTGAAGCGCCTTATCTGCGGCTGGAAATTACAAACTTAAAAGTCCTTTGTCGTATGCACAACAGTCGCAAAGGTAACTCGTAGCACACCACACCACCCGTGGCAATACTGGGTACGGGTATAAAGTTGCGCAGGCAAGCGTGGTATAAA